TTACGCCGACTTTGCAGCGCCTGAGAACGGGATGATCGTTGCATCTTCTCCGGTGCTTTTCCGGTGAAATGCACCTGGCGACAGGGTTTCGATCTCGTCAATTATGCGCTCGATCTCGTGCCGCGCGGCGCGCAAATAGTCCGGGTCGAAGGGTGCATAGATGTCGGAGGTGCTATCGAACTTGTCGTGGCCCAGCATCATCTCGATCTCTTTCCAGTCCGCCTTTGGCAACCTGTCGCGCAGCAGTTTGGCCATGGACCGGCGGATCAGTTTCATTCCGCCTTCGCCTTCACCGGGCAGGCCGATGTCGGCCGCCATGGTTTCCCACGCGGACTTCACGGATGCCACGCCCACATAAAAATCTGTGTTCGCATCGAGGTGCAGGGCGAACTGCCAAGGCACCGGGACGGTTGGTCGATACTTCTTGGTCTGCCGCCGCCCCCGATAGTTAAGGTCGAGGATTCTCGCTTTGCTGTTCCACTGTGAGCGCGCCGGGGCGGTGTTGATGTCGTGCACGGCGTCAGGCCGCGCCAAAGTCGCAACGGACGCAATCAGGAAACGGTGTAGCGCTCCGCGCTTTACCGGGAACCGAGGGTCGGCGGCGAACGCAAACATGCGCGCCAGCTCCTTCAAATCGCTCCGGTGTTGAGGGGTTCGGTTCAAGCTCTTCGTGGGAATCGGCTTGAACTGCGCGGGACGGATAGTATCGCCGCGCGCCTTGGAAAAGTTGATCGCGGCGGCGAGCTGCAGAACGCTGTTTTCAATCGTCGACAGTGAGCGCTGCCGCTCCTTGCCGCCGGGCGACTTGATTGGCTGCGCTGCCGCCCATGCACGGAAACCCGCGATCCATTCTTCGTTTGCCCTCTCGCAGATCAGCGCAAGGTCGCCTTTATGTGCAATGTAGGCCGTAATGTGGGCGAGGCGGTGGCCTATGGCCTTGTCGCCGTTCGCTTTCATCGAGAGATAGTCTTGAATGGATTGCAGGACGAGGAAACCACTGCCTGCTACCCGGCGTTGGCCGCACGTGGGGCAGATCGCCGCCCCTTCGCTGTGTTCGAGATAATGCCGGTCGAGCGCGGCTTTGCCTTTGGCAACATCTCCCTCACCCGTTGAAGTGCTTCTTGTCCGGCCTCGATCGGCGTCATACCAGAAGATGGCGATGAAGGGGGAGCGGAGGGTTCCGTCGCTTCGGCGATCCCAATCGAGCCAGTATCCGCCGCGCTGATACAGTCCCTTCGCCTTTGCACGTCTCGGCATCTTGCCTCTTTCTTCATGTCCTTCGCCGACATCGCACGGACTGCATCAACTCCGCCAGATGCCACGAGCAAGTCCAGCTCGGCAGCGGACAACTTGATGCCCCTGCCCGTCTGCACCGCCCGTGCGAGTCGCCGATCGAGGTCGATAGCACTCATGCGGCCTCCAAGCGCAATTGCGCCACCGCCTCACGATCGCGCGGCGGTATCCAGTAAGTGGGCACATAGGGATTACCGTAACGGTCTTCCGCCGGGATGACGCGCTTGTCCCACACCACCCACATATAGTCGATTTTGCCATGCGCCCATGCGTCCTTGCCCAGGGCGGCGATCTGGTCGCCGGGCGGCATGGAGGGGCGCTCGCACAGGATGTAGGTTGCAGCGGGCCGTGTCGCCGGATCGGTGAACAGGCGATAGCGCCCTGCGCTGGCTTGCCATTTCAGCGGTAGTAAGGCCGCGACCTTGTGCGTAGCGATAGAGAGGGCGCGGCGGATGCATTGTTCTGCGAGGCCCCGCACCAGAGCGCCCTCCTGATAGCTGAAGGGCGGGTTCATGATTATCGACAATTCCGGTTCAGCTTCGAGCAGATGCACCTGGTCGCCGAGGAAATCATGCAGGCCCATGAAGCACCGGCTTTCGCCGCGGTCGAATTTATCGGTACCAAATGCCGTTAAACCACGTTCCGACAGCGCCTCGGGAATCGTGCCCTTGCCGCAGAATGGATCGAGATACGTAACAGCGGGGTCCATATCTACAAAGTCGCACAGGCGGTGGGTCACCCACGCCTGTTCAACGTACCAGTCCCACGGATGCCGCTTCGGCTTTTTCTCTCCCTTGCGGCGTTTAGGTAGCGATGTGAGTTCGCCGCTCATGGCTGCACCGCCTCTCGACCTGCATCCGTGATCGTCCACCAATAGACGTTGCCGGACCGCGAGGCTGACACACCTCCGACAAGGCCCCAGCGTTGAAGGCGGCGGAGCATCGTGCGTGCCTGCGCCGTCGCCCGGTCGCTGGTGAAACCGCAGGCCCGCGCGACCCAATGCGTGGCGGTGCGGTTTCCGGTGAACAGATACGTCAGCGCCGTATGGTCGGCGAGGGATAGGTTCCTGCTCATGCGGCATTCCTCTTCGGTTCGTCGGTGGAGGCGCTGTGCAGGGTCGGAATCGTCCAGACGTAGACGAGCAGATGGAGCCAGCGCCAAAGAGGGTGGAGATCACGGATCATGTCGTCAGCGCCGCGCTGTATCGCCTGATCCAAGGTTTTGCGGACGGTTGCGGGCAGTGCCTCCCAGTCCGCCGCTGTGGCGGGCAAAAGGGGCCGTGCTTCGCGCAGCAGGGCGTCGCGCTGCTCAGGTTCTACGGGCGCGCGCTTGGCCACGATAATGGCAATGCGATGCCAGAGCAGCATGTCGCTATTCATCTGCTCTGCGCGCTTCCAACGCTGCTCGGGATCCTCGGCGGCGTCGATCGCACGCGCCCAGGCATCGTTGCGACGCGTGCATTCGGTGGCGACGGCCTGCCACAGTTCCGGCGACGCCTTCACTTGCCGTCTCCATAAGCCATGCTGGCGAGCGCTTTTGCGACCAAGTTCCAGACGTGCTGCGCCAAACGGGGATGGCCGCGAACCTCTCCTTTCCTCTGCGGCGTCGCGCGATCGAGGTCAGCGGTGGACCGGCCTCGCAAGGTCTGACAGTCATAGTCGCCACGCTGAACGGTGCCGCCGACATTGCAGATGTGCATCCGGGCAAGCTCGGTCGTTTTCCCGTCGATGGCGGAAAGAAGTTCTACACGGACGACGATCATGGGAAGCGCTCCCAGCTATCGAAGGCAGAAAAGGTTATCAGCGCCCACAGGATGGCGGTTGCGCCGAGGGTGAAGCCGAAGAAGCGGCGCGGGGTGGGTTCGGGACTGCGCATCATTCCATCCCCAGCGCGCACTGGTATGTCTCGAGCAGGCCCTCAAATTCGCGAAGCGCGTGGCCTTCCATCCGGCGGCGCTTCACGATTTCCTTCATGACCTTCGTGTCATAGCCGGTGGACTTGGCCTCGCCGTAGACGTCCTTGATGTCATCAGCGATTCCGCGCTTTTCTTCTTCGAGGCGTTCGACGCGCTCAATAAAAAGGCGGAGCTGGTCGGCGGCAACATTGCCGGTCGACTCGCTACTGCTCTTCGTGGTGCCGACGCATGTCACACAGACGGGAAAGCCATCGGCGAACATGGTGCTGGTGTGCTTCTGCCAGCCTTCCGGCAACGCATCGAGCGTGCCTGCGGCTTCGGCGTCGCATTTCGCGCAAGAGAGCGTCATGCCGCACCTCCGCGAGAGATCGAGCGTGCGATGTGTCCGGAATACACTGATACGGCCTTCCAATAAGCGGCCATCGGCGCCTTATGCTTTCGCCAGCACTCATTAGCGCGATCTCGCGCATCGGCTTGGATCGCCCGCAAAGCATCTACCAACTGCTGCCGGGGCTGCTCATCCAAATTCCTTAGCGCAGCAACAGCAGGAAGCCGCAGCACCGGGTTACGCACGCTGGCACGTGATGAACGCTGGATCATGCGACCGCTCCCATGCTGGCGGGAAGCGTGCCGGGGTGTTCGGCAAGGTCAGCGTAGCGGATCAGCTCGGCGGCGGTGGCGCGGGCGCTGGCGGGATCGAGGTAGAAACAATGGGGAAGCCAGCGCATAAGCACCGCTTCGGGATGCATAGCGATCTGGTAGGAACCATCGTTTTGCCGCTCCAAAAACAACTGGAATGCGGAGGATTTGGGCGGACTGATGAAATCTTCCGCCGTGGGACGAACGCGATCTGGTCCACTGGCGATGGCGGCGAAGTGCCGTTGCTCGATCGCTTCCATGCAGTCGGGGCAGCGCAGGAAGGGTGTTCCGCTGCAATCAAGCTCGAGAGCGTCCCATCCTGCGGGCATGATATTCAGCGGCCTATTCTCCTGACGCTCGCAGTCTCCGCAAATGAAGATGTAGGACGTTGTGGTAAAGTCTGGCGCCGTAGAGAAGTCGACGCCGATGAAGACGGGTTCGGGAAGGGTCTGCAACTCCATGTTCAAGCTCCGGGTTCGAGGGCGAGGAAGACGCCGATCGCGAGCAACACCATCGGAATGATGATGACGATTGCGGCCATGGGTTCGCGGGACAGCAGCGTGAATTGCCGCCGGTGCGGGTCGTAGGTGGGCGTGGCGAGTATCTGGCGGACGTTCCGCACCGCAGGGCGCAGCATGGCCTTGGCGGCGCTCAGCAGGCCCGGCATGGCGCTGGGTCGGCAATTCTGACATCGGCATGCCATCGGGTGCAGGCGCACGGCGTGGCGCAGGCAGGCGGGATCATTACGCATCACGCGTTCCTTCCTTGGGAATTGCGGCCGTCTGCCGCTTTGGGTTGTTCGAAAATCCAGCAATGGATGTGCTTGCCGCCGACGCCATTGACCGTGTCGGCCTTGAAGAACCGGCGGCGCTTCGACGTTTTCAGATACTTTTTGAGATCGTCGGTGGAGGGTGCGGTCAGGCCGCGATGGCGGCACTTTTCTTCAAAGTGCGGGAGCGCGACGGCAATATAGTCTTCCGGCTTGCGGTGCTGATTGATGTGGTGCTTGGGATCGAGCGTGTCTTCCTCGTTCGACTGTATCCAATCGAACAGCTCCCAAAACTTCTGCACCACATCATGATCGGCGCTGATCGCGGCCTTGCGCTCCGCTGCCATTTGGAAAATGCGGTTGCGGGTCTGCTCCAGGGCCGTGTCCGGAATGGGCAGGATGCTGGCCATGGCTTCCAGCGCGCCGACAAGCTGCGAATGGTTTTTGATGATACGGACGTGGCGAACCTCGCCGCGCTGCTCAAATTCCTTCTCCGCCTTCAGGAACGATTCCCGGAAAATCTTCATCACATCGGCTTCGCGCCGGGCGGCATGGACGATGAAGCCGGAGATATCATCCATCGGCCATTGCTCGATCCGCTCGGCGGCGGACTTGGTCGCGGCGCTGAAGTGCGACTTGTCGAAGCGCAACTGCATGATGCGCTCCAGCACCGCAGGCGAGGCATTCACCGCATTATTCTGTTCGATGATGATCGCGGCGCGGAACGGCGGTTCGTAGGTCTCGTTGCCGCCACTCTTGACGCCGCGCGACCGAACGGATCGGCCATTATAGGCGGTCTTCAGCTCTTCCCATTCGAAGCGCTTGGCGTGCACCGCCTTTTCGTCGCGGTCGCCCTCGATCAGAACCACCGGCATGTTGGCGACCTTGCCAAGGTTGCGGGCGAGCGCCACCGTGGTTGCCTTCTGCGGGTCGAAACCTTCGTAGTTTTCGCGTCCGAGCAACTTCCACAGAAATTCGATCAGGGTGGATTTGCCGGTGCCGGGATCCCCGGTCATCTCCAGAAAGGCGAGGCTCTTTTGCTGGGCGCGGATTTGCTCTGCAAAAAGGGACATGAACCAGAACGCCACCGTGACAAGACCGTTGGTGCCCCATGCGACCCAAATGTCGACCAGCCATTTCGCGTGAAAGCTGTCGGCATCATAGTCGATTGATAGGATGCGCTCGTTGCTGCGCAGCTTCAGCGACATCTTCCCGAAGTCGAAATAGTCCTCTTCGTTCACGCGGACGACGCGGCCATCCTTGATGCCGATATCGCCAAGCACCCATGCGGCGTGGTCGCGGCTGTAGCCGGTGAAATCGAGTGTCTCGACAATCTTGATCCGGCTTGTCTGCCCGGAAATCAGGCGATCGAGCTGCTCGGTCGTTCCAGTCCATTGACCGCCCGGCGATACCGCGAGCAGGCGCTTCTTGAATTCCGCACCGGCTGAGAGCGATGCCGGTGAGAAGGCAGCTTTGGAGGGCGGGCGATCGGACGGGGAATCGACGCGCAGATAATATTGGCTTTCGTCAGTCGCATCGTCCCGCTGGAAGTAGAGGACGCGGAAGGCGCAGTTTGCGATTTCCTCAACATTGGCGCAGCCCTTTGCCGCCGCCTTTTTCGTGATGCCTTCCTTCACCTGCACCTCGGCGATCCGCGCCTCGTTGAAGTGCGCCCACCAGGTGCGGCTGTTATGGACGAAGGAGAAGCTGGACCAGCCTTTCCGGTTGTAGATTAGGCAGGCTTTTTCGGTGGCGTTGGGCGCGATCAGGACTTCGCCGTTCCACAGATATTCGGTCAGGTGGTCGGGTTCCAACCGCTTGCGCGAAAGCAGATCGTTCCAGTCCCGCTTTTCGCCCTCGCCTTCCGGGTTCACCTGTGCAGCGGTTGCGCGCCAGCCCTGCTCACGCGCCAGCTTCACGAACTTGCGGGTATATTCGACACCGGCCTTGCCGACATCGAAGGCGAAGATCAGCTCGGGGCCGCCGGTAATGCCGAGGTCGGCAATCGCCTTGCGCAGTTCTTTAAGGAAAATGTCCGGATAATTGTTGCAGGACATGGCGGATGCGGCGAATTCGCCGACTTGACGGAAGGAGAGCGCGTCGAAAATGCCCTCCACGATCCAAAGCCGCTCGGCATTGGCGATCGATGGCATATGGTGATCGGGCGCAGTCCAGGCATGTCCCTTCCATGGCTTGCCCCATGCGAAATGCGCCTTCTTGTCGAAGCGGCCCGGTTGGTCGATCAGCCGTTCCCAATAGGAACCGCCGGGGAGCTGGAATCGAACAGTGGCGCTGGTCAGGTTGCGCTGACGATCCTTGTAGATTTCCTCGGTGTAGCAGCCGCGCAGACCGTCCAGCTCGAAGCCCCGCGCATAGCGCAAATAGGCATCGGCGGCGGCGGTCGGGTTGTTCTCGGTCGCCCTGTAGCGGCTCGACCAGTTGTCGAAGATTTCGGAATAGAGTTCCTTGACGTGGCCGTCCCAGCCACACTTCTCAAGCCGCCCGCATTTCAGCACCCATGGTGCGTCGGCGCGGGTGAAGACTTCCTTGCGTCCGCACTTCGGGCACTTGCCCTTCTGCAGCCAGTTGCCCTTAACCTCGAACCGGAATTCGTCGGCTATGCGCTCGCTAACTTCTTTGAATATGTCGTCGCGCATTGTGTAATATCAGGCCCTTGTTCGATGATGCTCGCAGCGGAGCGCAGGCAATGCGGAGCCGATCGCGGCCAAGGGGTCGCGTGGCGGGTAACATGCGGATGCTGGTATTCTTCCCCGGATCAGCCGGTGGCGGTGCGCGCCTGATCGGTGATGTCGAAGATGTTCATTTGTCCAAAGTCACGGCCCGGCGGCTTGGCGTCGCGCACTACCGGCTCCCGGAAATGGTCGCCAAGCGCGCTGGGCGAGATGGTGCTCTCGAAGATCAGCGATGCCCGGAAGGTCATTCCGCAATGGAAGTTGGTGCACGCGTAGTAAATGCGGCGCAGTGTCGGATGCACCTCATCCGATGAACGCACGTTCGCCTTTGCCCCGCATGTAGGACAGTTCATCACAGGCTGCTTGTTGTTGCGCCTGACTGCCCCGCTCGTGAATTCTTTCAAGCCCCCCGGCTGTATCACTTGCCGCCGCCTCCCCTCGTCAGTTTGCGCAACAGCTTCGTCATGACGCTGATTGCCTGTTCCGTCTCGATAACCGCCAGCTCTTGCGCTTTCGGGTCATCCATGTGCCCAATGAGGTGCAGCGTTGCCGCTACGGCCTCTCCGGCTTCTTTCGCCACGTTCCCGGCGGCTACCAACACGCTCGTGTCCGTTGCCGCCTCGACCATGCCCGGCGCTTCGAGGCGCAGCGTGTAGCATTCGAACAGCGGCGCGCCCTCGCCGCCTGCGCGGTAGTAGGCATTGTCCAGACGCAGCGCGTCCTGCAGGCTGATTTCCCGCTCGGTGTCGGGATCGCTGAGCTTGCGCAGCAGGGATTCCGATTTGCCGACGACGGCGGCGCAACCGTCCCAGCCCAGTTCGTCCGCTATGAGCGACAGCGAGCGCTGAAAGGTCAGAGGTTTGCGGACCTTGGTCATTGCCCGTCCTTTGCGAAGAATTCATCATGCGAGACGACGCGGCCTAACCGGCCAGAAAGAAAGATCGTGCCCGGACGGGGGTTCAAGCCTCCGGGCACGGCGGCGTCAGGCGCTAATTTGGGGGCAGCTTCCTGACGTCGCATCTCGTCTTCCGCGACTTCTTCGCGCACGATATGGGGGGGTGCTTCTTCCGTTTTTTGGGCGATGCTCATGCCGCCTTCAAAAGCAGCCTGCATAATGCGCTCGGCTTCGGCAAAGCGATGCGGATCATTCTGGCACGGCCCATATATAAGTGATGTAGCGAACGGCAGTCCGGTTTTTGGATCGCGAGCGCTGTAAAACCACTGCCGATAGGCATCCTGCACGTCCGTCATGCCGCCTCGACCGGGCGCTGGACCGCCGCGCGGGCGGCGGTGATGGCAGTCCTTGCCGCTGGGCTGAGCGCGATCGGCTGATCCTTCATGTGCGGCATGATCGTACCGACCAGAAACTGCGAACGGAGCAGCGCGAACATTTCGCGGGGCGCGGCACCCAGCTGCTTACGTAGCTTCTCTGCCGGGACGCTGCCGCCAGCGTCATGCAAGGCATTGAGCATCGCCATGGCAAGAGCGATTTCACGCGCCGCTGTGCTGCCTGTGTTGCACGCCGGGATGATGACCACGTGCTTCATGCCGCTCGCTCCTGCTGAATGTTTCGGCTGTGCAATTTGCCGATGTGATTGGACTGTCCGGCGACGATGTGCGCCGATAGTACGGGGCCACATTCGATCTCGGGTTCGACCGAGACAGGGGGAGGCATGTCCGCGGGGTAGATGTCGGGGCGGAGCCAATGACGGGGAATTCCCGTCGCGGCTTCAACGCGAAGAACATATTCAGCGGGAACACGCTTTGAAGATTGCAACCACTTCCAAACAGCCGTTTGGGACACGCCACAAATTCGCGCGAGCGCAGACTGCGAACATGCTGTTTCGACTGCCTTTTGCAGTGCCTCGAAAGGGGTGATTTGGCGTTCCATGTGCGCCACCTACAACCATGGTTGCACCCTCGTCAAGTACCATAAGTACCTTTCCCTATATAACTTTGGTTGTAGGGACGTTGCATGGTGATTTCAGATCGGCTGCAGCAGTTGATGGTTCAGCGAGGGCTGAGCCAATCGGAGCTTGCCCGCCGCGTCGGGTTGACGCAGCAGAGTATCGGGAAGCTTGTGCGCGGTGAGTCTGCAGGGTCAGCGCATCTTCACAAAATAGCGCGCATTCTTCAGACAACAGCAGCGTATTTAGCGGGGGAAACCGACGATCCGGCTGAAGGAGCAGTTATCCCGCCAACCAAAGAAGAAATTGCAGAGCAGCTCGGACTGGTCGAGATCGAAGAAATTGACCTGTCGATCGGCATGGGCGCGAGCTATCTAGATGAGGCGGCAGTCCAGACAGTGTCCCGTTGGATGCCTGAGGACTGGGTTCGCCAGTTCACCGATGCGCCCGCAAGCATGCTGACGATAGCGCGTCCTGTTGGCGATTCGATGTATCCCACGATCAATGACCGCGACATCGTTCTGATCGACCGCTCGTTGCGACACATCGACAGGCAAGAAGGGATTTGGGCGCTTTCCTATGGGGGCCTCGGCACAATCAAGCGGGTCCGCGCTATGCCTGACGGAAGCTACAAGCTCATGGGTGATAATGCCAGTATTCGGGAAGAAACAGCGGTCGACGGCGAAATGTTCGTCATTGGGCGTGTAGCAGGGGTGATAAGGAGAACTTAGCGAAGTTGTCGAGACCGACTTGGCCTGGTCCGCCCAATAAAAAGAAAACGATGTTTGAGCGTTACCAAGCCGTACGCTTATTTAGCCTCTTTGAGAAATTTAGGATCGTCGAATATGTGGTCGTGTATATGTAGCGTGTGCAAACATTGTGCTGCGATTGCTCATGCGGGTGCCTGTGAGAAAATAATCTGACTGCTCGTTCCAGATCATTAATGATTATACGTAAAAATCCCGTGTTCGTTTCCTCTGTGGTGGTGCAGGCATTCTTATGATAGCGACGCGCCTAGTTGGCTCACCAGTGGTGCAAAGTTATTCTGCGATGAGTTTGATGCGGGGATGTCTGTGACCGAATTGCGAGACTTTACAGCATCGACGGTTATAGTCGGTCGGTTGAATCCCCTGATATTTTCGCCGGAGTGGCTGCAATCAAACAATGTCATCGGGCCACAAGAGGGTTCTGAAGCGAGAGAACACGGCATCGAGGTTATGGCGCCAAACATTGCCGCCATCTCCATAGGCTCCATCAAACTTATTGTGGAAGAGGCGCGCTTCTCGCTGCATGTGTCTGACGAACCTTTAGTGCGAGCGAAAGACTTCGCAGCGGGGTGTTTTCGACTTCTGGCACATACCCCCGTTTTCGCAGTCGGATTGAACTTCAACGCGACGCTTCAAGGCACAGAAATCGAACGGTGGCACCGATTTGGCGACACGTTGGCTCCCAAGAGCCCGTGGGGATCATTTGTTTCCGACGAAGCAGGAGCGAGAAAGGGCGGAATGCGCACTCTGGTAATGGAACGGCAAGTTGACGCTGACCGAACTAGGGACTTTGTCCGCTTTTCTATTCAAATTGCCGAAAATTCAGAGATGGAAGCCGCCCTTCAGGTCAACAATCACTTCCATCTAGGCACACCAGAGCAACCTAAGACGGGAATGGAAGCTTACAAGTTGATCGAAGAAATATGGGATCAGGCGTTCGCAGACTCACGTGTTCGACTTGAGGAAATTAGGGGCATAGCTAATGCTGCTTGATGCGATGGAGCAATCAACAGGATGGCAACGAGTGTCCGCCGCCACGGCACCGATGTCGACACCCAACTTCACCAGGCCGATCCTTCAGCCATTAGACGACTCTCCGGATACGCTTCTAATTAGCCCTGACCAACGTATCGGCAGGCCTATCACAGAAAGTCAAGAAGTCGACGGGATACGTATCCTTGACGCTATCGCGCCCCTCGAGCGTGCTAAGTATTTTACGCATAATGTGGCTTCGCGCCTGGAAGTGCTTCAAGCTTGGGAGGGAGCTGTCATTGATGTTCGTCGCAATGAAGGCACGTTCACAGCTCAATTATATGACCTTAATAACCCCGGCGAAGCAATTTCCGAGGCAGAGTTCGATATTCAAGACGTTAGTTCCAATGATATCGGCCTGCTGAAGGAAGGCAGCATCTTTCGCTGGATGATAGGGTATCGCATGCACAGTTTTGGTCAGCGTGAGCGCGTGTCGGCAATTGTTTTTCGTCGGCTTCCCAATTGGTCTGCAGAAGATATAAAGGCTGCCGTGGCCGAAGGGGGAAGAATTGCCGAAGAACTTGTTGTACTCTAAGCCTTACTCGACGGCTCCGAAACCAGACGAGATTGAAGTCACAGTTATTGGCCCAGGCTTCGGCGAAGCGATATTAATTCACGCAGGTGATGGCAAGTGGTGCTTAGTAGACTCGTGCGCCAAATCGACAAAATCTGAACCGGAATCTCTCCAGTATCTTAATGCAATGGGCATTAATCTCGATCATGTTTTCGCAGTGTTTGTAACGCACTGGGACGACGACCACTGCAAAGGTCTAGCGAAGGTCGTGAAGGCATGCACGAGCGCCAACTTGGTGATGTCAACCGCTTTCACCAAGCGGGACTTCATTTCATTTACTCAAGCCTATGCGTCTCCGATGTCTCAGAACGTCAGGGCTGGCGTGAAGGAGATCAATGAGGTCTTGAAGGAACTGGCGGATACTAAGAGGCCAGTCTACTCTGCATATCCTGGCCGACGGTTATTTACCGCTAGTGATGTAGGTCTTAGTCCCGGTCAAAGGATGGAGATTTGGTCGCTGTCGCCAAGCGATGAGGAATATCAAAATTTTATTGCGTGGGTGGCCACACAAATGCCGCAGGCCGACACGACGCGTCGCGTTGCTATGAAGAGATTGCGGAACGACCTCTCTGTCGTACTGCATATTTCGTTAGGGGAAGACGTAATCTTGCTTGGCGGTGATTTAGAGGAGGAGGGGAAAGCTACTACAGGCTGGAGCGCCGTCCTGAATCTGCGCGGTGGCCCGACGGCGTTGGCGGACGTATTCAAGGTTCCGCATCATGGATCAATTACAGGTCACCACGACGACGTCGCAGCGCAACTTCTATCGTCGGATCCGCTCGCCTTGGTCGCGCCGTTCAAAAATGGCAAGGTAAGCCTCCCGACGAAGGCTGATGTTACGAGAATTTCGGGTTACGCCGCAAATTCTCACTCAACGGCTAATCTGTCGAACCATGCCAGCCCCCGTCGGGATGCTGTTGTGGACAAAACCATCCGCGAAGTTACGAAGCGCTTTTCCACTATAAAGCCCGACGTCGGCATGGTCAGGTTACGAAAAGTGCGGGGCTCCGGCTCTGCATGGAACGTGGAACACTTCGGAAGCGCCAGTCCGTTATCTGACATTCACCAATAGATGAGACGCGCGGACCACTGTCATGACGACTCGAGACTTATGGCAGAAGTTAGCCCACCCTGCCCGTCCATCCTGTGGCTGCACTCCGCCACAAGCCAGTTATGCTCGGCGATCTCTGCTTTGACACCGGTGAGCTTGACTGGCCGCTCCGGAAAGATGTCGGGTCGACCATAAGCCAGCGTATAGCTCGCCTTCGCCTTGGCTCGGTTCATGCGTCCGTTTTCCGCCTCCGCCGCCTGCTGCGCGTCCGTCTCACTAGCATGGGTCTTGCGGATGCGCTTCGGTTTCCCCTGCCCTGTGTGACCGGATTTCACCGTCTTGCGGGTGCCTGTGGCCTTGTCATGCCATGTCGCTTCCACGCCATCATGCTGATCGCGTTCAACACGGCTGTATTCGATCCGCTCCGTAGGCTTGCGATCAAGCGTTTCGGTTGGCAGTGCGGTGCCGCCACTGGTCGCGCCCTTGCCGATGGGCGCGAAGATCAGCGTCCCCGCCTTTACCGTCGCCACGGCGTCGAACCGCTTTCCCAGCGCGCGCAGCAGCGCGGCATCGCTCTTAGCGCCAGCGCCCAGCGCCGGAATGACCTTCGCGCCAAGCGAGTCGTCGATCTTTGGCGTCAGACCGTTGTCGCCTGCAATGGCGCTGACGATCGTCTTCACCGTCTTCCCCACAAAGCTGCGCTCTTTCCGGACGCGGAAGTTGTCTGTCAGGTCGGCTGAGCGGGCGCGAATCGTGACGATATCGGGCGGTCCAGAGAAACTGGCCTCGTCCACCTTGAATTCGCCCTTGTCGATCAGGCCGACGGGCAGTCCGGTGCCCTGTTTCCATCCAAGCGCCACGCGAAGCTTCGCGCCGGACTTCGGGATTTCCAGCAAGCCATCGGCGTCATGCAGGACGATATCGAGCTGATCGGCTTCGTCGCCGCGCTTCTCCGCGATCGTTAGCGATATCAGGCGCGGACCCATCTTGTCGGTCAGGTTCTGCCCGTCGAGCGTCACGCGCCACGCTGCAATCGGCATTCGCGTCGAGCCAGTATCGCTCATGCCGCGCGTTCCAGATTAAGGGTGAAGTCCGCCCTGCGCGCGACACCGTCCTGAAAGAAGGTGTCGGCATCCAGATCGAGACTGCGAATGTAGAAGTCCCCGAGCACTTCGCCGACGCCGGACGCCATCGTGAAGGCATCGCCGCGGTTGCCCATGGCCTTGATCGTCTCGATAGAGCTGTAGTCGCCGATCACGCCGGGATAGAGCGCGCCGGACAGCGTGCAGGTTTCCGGTCCCGGCCCCACGAACTGCGCCGCCGGTAGCGCGCCGAAGCGATCCGACGACGCATGCCGCCATTGCCAGCTGCGACGGAGCTGCTGATAGGGCAGCGTGCCGATTTCGAAGATGAACAGGCCAAGCGCCATCATCATTGCGAGTGTCCTTTAATCATCGACATAGGCCGAACGGGCCGAGGCGGCTTGCTGACTAGCGACGGCCTGCAGCTCGGCACGGACGGCGGCGGCGATATCCTGCGCATTCTGACCAGGTGCGGCATTGATATGGATCGTGATGGGACCGAAGCCCCCTCCGCCGCGACCTTTGCCACCGCGCGGCGTCCCGCCAGCGCCTGCTGCTGCCCGGCTGATCGGGGCCAGCTGCGGCATGTGAGACCCTGACCCGCCGCCGGAAGCCATTGCAGCGGGGCTGACCGCCATGGAAACGCCCGCGACGCCAGTGGCGATACGCTGCACCGCCTGCATGGCCGTCCCCTGCCCGCGCTGGAGGCCGATTGCTAGGCCATCGGTGATGTGTCCGCCCATCCCCATGAAGACGCGCGACGGCGACTTGATGCCCAGCACGTTCTTGAACCAACCGGCGACCTTGCCCGCGATCCCGGTCACCATCGAACGGATCGCCGCGACACGCGAGCTGATGCCGTTCACCAGCCCGTCCATGATCGCGCGCCCGAAGCTCATGAACCGCCCGGCAAGGCCGCTGAGATAGGCCACGCCCGAGTTAAACGCCGCCTTGATCGTTCCCCAATGCTTGTAGACCATGTAGCCAGCGAGGGCCAAAGCAGCGACGATCGCGGCTATGATAGCCACAACGGGATTGGCCAGCATCATCAGGCCTGCCTGCATAATGCCCCTTGCGAGCAGCATCGCACCGGCGCGCATGATGCCGAACGCGGACAACAGGCGCGGCGCGAAACCAATGATGCTGCCGAGTGGTCCTAGCAGCCCTCCTACGATGATCTGGCCAACGCCCAGCGCAATCTTGAAGGCGGCCAGACCGGCAACCAACTGGAAGATTGTTTCTGCGGCGCGAGGGTTCGCCTGCATCCAGGCGCCGACCCTGTCCGTCACGGTGATGAGCATTTGCGTCAGCTTCACCAGTCCGGGGAGCAACACCGGCCCTGCTGTAATGGCGAGCCGCTGAAGGTTGCCGACCAGCGAGCGCGTCTGCACGGCGGCGTCCTCACTCCGGCGCGCAAAAGCAGCATCGACGGCTCCCTTGCTCGCCAATGCTTCCGAACGGATGCGGCGATATTCCTCCATGTTCTGGATCAGGGGGCGCAATGCCGATTGAGCCTGCATGTCGCCGAACAGGAACGACAGCTTAGACAGGTCGCCACCCACCGCCTTGTTACTCAGCTCGGCAATGGCTTCGAGCGGCGTCTTGCCCTGCGCATAAGCCTTCTTCATCGACGCTGGCAGATCAATGCCGAATTCCTTGAACTTCTTGATGGTGTCCTCGGTATTGATCTTGGCCATCAAGTTTTCGAGGTTGTTAGCCGCGCTGCTGGAATCGCCAGTCGCCTTTCGCGCGATCTGTGCCGCCGCAGCAAGGTCCGCGACTGCGCCGACGCCATGTTGCCCGAACGCCTGCGCCTGCGCGGTGAGCGACGGGAAATACTGCGCCATGTCCTTGATTTCGAAGGCACCGGCATTGCCTGCAGACGCCATGACCTCCAGCGCCTTGGCGTTATCCGATATAGGCACCTTCAGGTTCTGGAAATTGGCGAACGCTGCGGCGGACAGGTCGGCGATTTCCGCGCGATAGGCCGTCGCCACCTTGCCGATCGGCCCGACCATCTGCGCAGCCTGCTGAGGCGTCATGCCGAACCCTGCCAGCACGTCGACACCGGCGCGCATGTCCTCGGGCAACTGCCGTGCAGCGCGCGCGGCCCCAAGTATGTTGGCCTGCATCAACGCGGTTTGTTGGGCCGTCAAATTCGCCTTCAGGGCGATGTCTGTCATGCCCGATTGAAAGTCCATGCCGCCTTTCGCGGCCAGATAGAGCGAACCGGCAAGGCCGACGCCGCCCGCCACATTGCCCTGCCCACTGGACTTCAGGGCATCGCCCTTCGCGCGCACAGCAGAGGCGCGGTTCGACGCTGCGAGCAGCCTGACCTGACGCTCCATTTCGCCGTTCGTTCGGGCGATGCGCCGTTCAAGGTCCGCCTCCCGGTTGAGCAACTCGCTGACATTGCCAGTAGAGGCGCGCATTTCCCGTTGCACGCCGCGCAGCTCGCCTTCCAGATCGCGGGCATTGCGCTTCATCAGGGCGAGCTTCTGGCTTCCGGTCTGCCCAAGGCCAATGATCGAGCGCAAGGATCCCGAAAGCTTATCATTGCCGATGAAGCTGACGATCATGCGCAGGTTCTTGTTCACTCGATCATCCCTTGGTTCGTTCGCCGTACATGCGATTCCATCGATCGACCGCAAGGCCGCGCCACATCAGCAGCTCTTCCAACGTCATCGCTTCGAGCCTTTCGAGCGGCCAACCGTTGATGATGGCGAGGTCGGCAATCAGCCCTTCAATAGTTCCGCCACCATCACCCGTTGTTCCGATGTCAGCAAAAAATCGATAACGGCCCCGCAGCAGGAGCTGAGGTCTTCCGGCTCGAGGGCATCGGCTTCCTGCTGCGTTATGAGCGGTTGCGTGATGCGGGGCAGCAGGTTGAGGACCGCCGTCACGTTCGCGTTCTGCAGCTCAGCGAGGGAAAGTCCGCGCAATTCGCCACTCTTGGGCTTGCGCAGGGTGAGCTTGTCGATCGAGGTTTCGCCGCGCACGATCGGCTCGCAGAGCGTCACTTCGTGCGTCATGCGCTTCTTCGGTTCTGCCGGGGCAGAGGTGATGTCATTCATGCGGATTTCCTTGTGGCCATGCGGATATCTTGGTCTCCGCCCCGGCGCGTCCGCATGATTGCACGCCGGGGCGAAGTTCGGTGAGCCGTTACAGTCCTATGGCGTTGCGCTGCTCGGCGAGGATATCGACGCCATTGACGATGAAGATCATGTTGAGGTTGTCGATCTCGATCAGCGTCTGACCGTCCTGCTGAAGCCTGTAGTAGCTGGCGATCGTCTTGATGGTCTGCTCGGTATCGTCGCCGGGCTTGCCGGTGCCGGGGTCAATCTCCTGATGGCGACCGCGCACGAGAATTTCGACGGCGCGAACCTGCCCGGTGTTGTCGTCCTGATAAGCTCCCATCCAGCGAAGCTGCACGGCGTCGTGCGTGACCGCGCCAAACTGGCGATACACCTGGTCGATCTGGCCACCGGCCTTCCATTCAAATTCGATCTTCTCGCCGCCCATGTCGATAGCCATCTCGCTATCCATGCCGCCGCCGCGATAGTCCTCGAACTTGCGCGCCACTTTCGGGATCGAGACTTCGGGGACAAGGCCGACATAGCTTTGGCCGTCGTTGAACAGGTTCATGTTCTTCAGTTTGCTGGGCAGGCCCATGGCTTATTCTCCGGTGTATAAGGTGCGGTTGCGAATCAGCCGAGCTGGGCGAGCTGATCGGACAGCGACGCATAGAAGCGGTCGGTAATCCGCTGATTGAGCAGGATCGCTTCCGCAGGCGCGCAGGGCGTATATTCATAGTCGATGACGATCGTCCCAGCGGCCAGCGAGGAAGGCGGATTGGCCGCCGGGTCGTAGGTAGCCTTCGCGCCAATGATGCGCCCCTGGCTTTGCAGCTTGCGGAATTCCGCGTTGATCGTGTCGAGGATGTCCTTCACGAGAACGGCGGTAATCGGCTTGTCGATCGCCCACAGCAGCCCGTTTGCGATGGTGTCCTGAAGCACCTGCGCGGTTCGCGTGGCGCTTTCGAAGGCGAACAACGGCTCGGACGACATGGTCCGGTTGCCCCAGAAGCGAAAGCCGTCCGAACGGATAAGCGTCGTGATGTTGGCATCGTTCAGCAGGCTCGCTTCCGATGCGCCGCCGAGCAGATCGAACTGCACGGGTCGGGCGAGTCCGGTGACGCCATTCACCGGTACGTTGGAGAGCGTCTTGTGCCAACCCGTCTCGCTGTCGATCCGGGCGCGCAGCCCGAGCGCGCGGGCCACGGCGCTGCCGGTCCAGTCAGAAAACTCCGGCCAGATCAGCATGATTTCGCGCTGTCCGAACCCATCGGCATAGGTGATGGCCTCAGCCACCGTGTCGGCCTGCGCCGCGCAGTAAGCAAAGCCGCGCAGCTTTTGCGCCACGGTCACCAGCGCCGCCGCCACGTCTTCATCGTCATAGCCGGGCACGCCTAGGATGCGCGGGCGAACGCCAAGCTGCGATTCCGCCGCGAGCAATGCCTGCATGCCGGTCTTCTGCCCTTCAGCGGTTGTAGTGCCGATGATGGCGGTGCGCGTTGCTGCAGCATCCACGCCGGGCGCGACGCGTACCACGATGATGATCGGGCTGCACTGATCGGCGATGGCATCCAGCGCCTTTGCAAGCGTCCCCTGCGCCCCTGCCTTGCCGATAGCAGCGCTGACATCGGTCACCAGTACCGGGGTATCGAGCGGAAAGGCCGTGGCGTCGGCATCCGTCGCGATCGCAACCAGGCCAATGATGGCCGTCGAAAGCGCAGCGATGGCGCGTGCGCCGGTGTTGATCTCAGTGACCTTGATACCGTGAATGATAGGCATGGGCGTTCCTTTACCTTGACGCTAAAGCGCGATCTGAAGTTGCAGTTGGGGCGAGAGCGGCAAGTCGGTGCGCGTGCCGGTAAGCAGCACCGCCATTGATCCATCCGCTCCGCCGGACGTGAGCTGCACGCGGGAGAGGCGCACGCGCGGTTCCCAGCGTCGGATAGCGCCAGCGCTCGCGGCCGCCATTAGCAGGCGCGTTGCCGCGTTCATCGGCTTGTCGATCAGCTCAGGCAGGCGTGAACCATATTCGCGGCGCATGACGCGGGAACCGACAGGCGTGGTCAGGATGTCACCGATCGACTGCGCTATGTGCGCTTCGTCAGTCAGGCGCTTTCCGGTGCCGCGATGCATGCCGCTCATGCCGGTGCACCAGTCTGCGCGCCGCCAGCCTGCACGCCACCGTGCTTGTGGTTCTTCAGGCTAATGCCGCCGCCGACGACATCAGTCGTTGCGGTTATCTTGCCGGTCACGTCCAAGTCGCCCGTGACGGAGACGCCTTCCGGAGCTGTGATCGAGAGCGAACCCGCTGCCAACACGATCGTCATGGCATGCGTCGCCGGATCATATTCGATGGTAGTGCCGTCGGGCGTGGCGAAACTGAGCCGTCCATCGGTCGCGAGCGGCGGAAAGACATCCGAATAGATGCCGCGCAGGATGACTGCGCCAGCGATATCGCCCTCTGGGCAGATCAGAATAACCTGTTCGCCGACCGTGGGCGGTATCCACGTGCGAAATCCGCCCGCCAGTTCAAGCCAGTGGCAGGGCGGCGAAACGACCTCTCCGGTCTTTACCGTCGCATGGGCGTGCGCAAGATCGACCGCCTCGACAGTGCCGAAGCGGATCAGGTCACCCAGCAGGCCGGGGATATCGTCATCAGCTTGCGCCATGGGACCGAACGTTCCACGTCACGCCCGCCCCTGCCAGCAGCGCCATTTGTGATGGCGCGCATTACAAACCCATGGCCGCGATTATTCGGCCTCGGTAGGCAGTTCCAGCACGGGCGGCGTGCTGATCGCGCCGACCGAGATTTTCACCGCGACGCCGCGCGCCACTTCGGCGACGCGCTCCTTGGTCGCGATCTTGTCATAGTTGCCGTCCTTCATCACCGCGTTGACGGGCCGTTCGTGGCGGATTTCGCCTTCGGTAAAGATGACCTTCACCTGCTTCGTAGCGGCGTCGAATGCGCCAATAGTCGTTTTCATAATCTTGCTCCTACTGCTGGCGATTAGACGCCGATAGTCCTGACCCAGATGGTGACGACGCGGTCATCCGCGTTCCAGAATGTGATGCTGCTGGGCGGCGCGCCGTTGATCGACGTAATGCCAGTGTTCTGCTGGATTTGCGTGTTGCCGCCCTGCGAGGAGAGGCCAAACGTCGGATGAACCCAGCTGCTATGCCCGACAGGCAAATTGTAGGTCGCATACTGATCCTGCCCGATGGTCAGGGTGCCCCATGTTTCCTTTCGACCCGAGGCAAATGCGATGTAGCCGTTGCTCGAAAGGTTTATGGCAACGATGGGATCGAAGGATGATGCGTGGTAGCCGTCGAGCAAATCGGCATCGAGGCCTGAGCCAGAGCCGTCATTATTGCTGTGCCAGACCCGCCCGCTGTTCAAGAACATCTCGGCACCGGGCATCTGATAGCTGCCGCCGTCGAAGTAGAGATATTTGCCGGTGCCGCTACCCAGAAAGATAACGCCGGTGTTAGTCGCTCCGGTGCGATATGTCGTGATGTCGCCATAGAAGACATCGCCGGATCGGCGTGCAGGCTCATAGCCAAGACGCGCCGGGATGTTCGTGAAGAAGCTGCTGTCCTGTCCGTCCAGCAAATCGGCGTCTAGGCCTGATCCCGAGCCATCATTCCCCTCATGCCATAAGCGGAAAGTTTGTGCTCCCATGCTCCAACCGCCCACGCGCCATGCGTTGTCCATGTCGAGGCCAAAGTAAGCGGCGAAAGATCCGGGGCGATGGAACGTCATCATTGCCGCGCCGACGCCGTTGCCCTGGACTTCAACTTCGCCAAGACCACCTGTGCCCGTTGACATGCCGAAGTTACCCGTTCGATTCGCTTTGAGCGTTTTCCGGCCCGATACCGTTTCGTCGCCAGCGAGAATCATGAAGTCGGACGCATGCCTGCCATCGACCATGTCCGCGTCCAACCCGGAACCCGCTCCATCGTTTCCTGCATGCCAAGCGGAGTTGCCGCCCGCCCGGAAACCTGCGCCGTTCCAATATCCATCGCTTCCCAGCGAACCTCGGGCCACTCCCCCGATTACCCATTGATAAGAGTTACCTCCGCGGTCGAAATACTCATAATCGTTAACATCGAAATTGATGATCGGATTGCCGCCTGAGCTGAATATTCCAAAATTGGAAATGCCAGTCAGGTTGAAGGTTGGGGCGCTCACCAGACCCGTGAACGTCTCGCCCGCCTTGTTCGCGGGCGTGAAGCCCAAGCGAGCGGGAATATTGCTATAATAGCTCCCCTGCTGACCATCGAGCAGATCAGCGTCGAGGCCGCTACCCGCGCCATCATTGGCAGGGTGCCAGATGCCGGAATTGTTCGCTCCGAAGCGCGCATCTAACCAGGCAAACACCGCGTCCTTGATCGTTTTAGAAGCGGGCACTCGCTCGGTATCGATCCCCGCCAACAGCTCCGCAGCCGTCGCCAGCTCTACGACGCCGATCTGCTCTGTCGTCGCCGGAGGATTCAGGAAATTCGTGTTGCCGAACGTGAGGCTGCTCGCGGCGACATCGGCGAACCGCACGTCCAGCGCGAGCAGCATCTGCGACTGTGCCGACTTTTCGAGGATGACGGCCGCTTGGCCATAGATGGCGAACAGCGTGCCGTCCGCCAGATACAGCGCGAAGCTGCGCAAGGTAAAGACATCAGCCCCTGCGTCACGGACGATAAGATGGATCGTGTCATCCGCCACGACATCACCGGACAGCGTGCTGATGCGCTTGATTTCGCCCGGTAGCGCAGTGGCACCGGCCCCCGGCACGACCGCCGTGGCCGAAATTCCGCAGCTCGCGATCGTCACGGGCGCAGTGCCGGTGTTCGCTGCATTCACGAGGGCGGCTCTGCCAGCATTGGTGACTACGATCGTGAGGCTCATCAGGCGGCTTTCCTAGGTTCGGGCATTCAGGCGGCGCACGACAGGCGCGCGTAGACGGTGGGTCGCGCCACAGCGATCAGGCCGACCTGGCCCACCGCATCGAGCGCGAGCGTGAAGGTGAAGTGCGAGCGGACCGGCTTGGCGCGGGAGACTTCGGCAATGATCGCGTCGATATAATCCGCAGACACCGCGCCCTCAGCAGCACCGGTTAGCGCGAGCAGCAATGTGAAGGTGTGCGGCGTCCCGCGCGGCGAAGTCTCCCACCATTCTCTCAGCGAAATAGAGCCGCCGAAGCTGGCAACGGCGCGGCGCACCGCGTCCACGGTGCCCTTCTTCCGCTGCAGCAGGATGGCGTTCGCCACCACGGCACGCTGTACCGGCTCGGGCCATGTCGCGTCCCAACTGTCGATGGACAGCCCCCATGCCAGCCAAGGCAGCAAGCCAACGGGGCATGTCTGTGGCGTCCAAAGGGAACGTAGCGGAACAGGCAGTGCAGGTTCCAGTACCGCCGCCTCGATTGCCTTCTCCAGCGCACTCGCATTGGGAGGCAGCAACGTCATTCGGCAGTGCCCACATGCGTGACGCTGCGCGCTGTGCAGTACGCGGCCTGCGTCTCGCCGATGACGATATCTGCCGCAGGAAGATCGAGCGTCACATTCTGCACGCCGTCGACATGGAGAGCGGCAAAGATGCCCGAGCGCGTTATGTCGCGACCTATGCGGCGTTGCCGGGCCATATAGTCCGTCAGGCGCAGATTGGCTTCGGTGATGACGATCGTCGCATCTGGTCCGGGGTAAGTCCGCAATTTGGCGTCAATGGCGTAATTGACGATGGTCGCGGACTGGACGATCACTTCGTCGGTAAGTGGGCGCACGTCCTCTGCGGAAAGAGCTGCTGAGACCGCAGCGAGCAGGCCCGCTGATGCCGCGCCGCTGCCCGTCCTGCCCAGGACGCTCACGACCACCTGCCCCGGCGCGGGACTGGTCGCCGAGGCATCGAGAACCGCCGGATCAGCGCTCAGCGTGTGGAAGATATAGGCGCCTGCAGGTCCGGCAACAGAATACCCTTCCGGCGCAAGCACGATGCGACGGCGCAGATCGTCGTCGCTTTCCATCACCGCAGGCAGGTTGTTCGACACGTCCGCAGGCGCAATCATCAGGCGCTGGACGCCGAAGACCGCGCCGAGCTGGTCAAGGTCGCTGCCCATGGCATAAGCGACCATCACCGCCCGCGCCGCGTCATTTACCCGCTGGCGATCGAGCAGGCGATAGTAAGCCGCGACCTGAAGGATTCTCACCGCCGGATCGGATTCTAGACTGTCGTCGAAATCGGGGATGAAAGTGCGGAGCCGCGCCAGCATTTCGGCATAGATCGCTTCATAGTCGAGCGGTTCGACTACATCCGGCGCTGGCAGGCGCGAAAGATCGATTGCAGAGAAGGTCGCGTTGCCGGTCATCCGCTGAACAAACATTGCCCGCGCCGCGCTTGCATCCATCGCCATTTGTGATGGGGCGCATTACAAATTGGCGCGCTGGAAAGGTGGCCCCCGCGCGGGGATCGTCATCCCATGAGCAAATATGATCTTGCCATCCTTTGGGTGCTTTCCGGCCTTGCCGCGCTGGCAGCGGTCTCCGCCAAGCTCGGCATGGTCCTGTTCGCACTCTCTGACGATCCGCCTGCTGATGTGCAGGCGGCGCTGCACTGGCAACGCCGCCGCCGCTGGCTCACTTACTCAGAGCTGGCCGCGCTGCCGTTCTTTGCCACCACCGGCGTCTCCGCCACCGTCTATGGCGGTCTGGCTCCGGTGGTCAGCGTCATCATCTCCATGCTGCTCGGCGCGCTAGGCTTCGGTTTCTTCCTGCATGCGGTTCAGACGATCACGCGTCGACGCTTGGGGATCGAGCCATGATGGACGTGATCTTCATCGGTGGAGGCATCAGCCTGATCGTCGCGATCGGCGCTCTTTGGATCGCAAGCCGCTCCGCCATCCGCTTCGAACATGCCCGCCATTGCGCACAGATTGAGGACAAACAATCGTGAACCTCTCCGCCTATCTTCAGGGCCGTCACTTGCCTGCAGATGCAACATGGACGCCCACGATCTTCGCCGACGTCGCACGCGCGCTGAGGGATGATCGCGCACTGGCGCTGGCGCTGGCACTGACACCGCATTTCACGCTGCGCGAGCTGCTGCACAGCGACACCGCCAAGGCGCGCGGCATCGCGAACGATCCGAACGCGGCGCAGATCGCAGCGCTGCGGCATTTGTGCGTTCACATTTTAGAGCCGGTTCGGGCGAAGTTCGGCCCGGTGCGCGTCACGTCGGGTTTCCGCATCTTCACGCCCGCGAGCCAGCATGGGCGCGGCGAGGCGGCGGATTTCGAAGTGACCGGCGTTCCCAATATCACGGTCGCCCGCTGGATTCGCGACACTCTGCCGTTCGACCAGCTCATCTTGGAAGCATGGTCGCCCAGCGATCCCAATGCCGGTTGGGTGCATACCAGCGCGACTGTGCGCCAGATGCGCAAGAGCGTGCTTCGCACCCCCACCGGCGGCGCGCCCTATTTCGCGGGCCTGCCCAAGTGATCGGATCGGGCTACCTTGCCGCCGGAGCGTTGGCGCTGGCGGCAATGACCGGTGCTGCGGGCTACTTCCATGGTCTTGACACCGGCCGAAGCCGGGAGCGCCTTGCCAGCCTGCAGGACGTCGCGAAGGCTAATGCCGCTCGCGACAGGCTGCGCGGCGCGATCGAGCAGGAATCCATTCATCATCTTAGCGCCGACCAGGCGCGACGGGACACCGTTCGGGAGATCATCCGTGAAAGCCACCAAGTCACTGCGCGCCCTGTGTATCGCAACGTCTGCATTGATGCTGACGGCGTGCGTCTCCTCGACCGTGCGCAAGCCGCTGCCAATGGACGTGATCCCGGCGCACCTGAAGGTCCCGCCTCCGGAGCTGCCGAAGGTGCAGCGGAGCGCTGACCAAGACGCTGGGCAGGACGGCGGCGAACCGATCAACCGCATGACGGGCGAAGAGGCTTATGGGAGCCTGCTCGATCTCTACGATGTCGCGGGCGGCATCCGGAACACGTTGACATCGCTGCAGGCGGCCGTCGCCGCTGCGGAGCATGACACCACTCCCAAGAAGGGCAAATGATCGATGGCGAAGGCCTATATCACCAAGCACAGCGTGGGCCGTCGCGACGTTCCGGCCACGTCTTCAGGCAATATCATTGCCGCCCTTCCCGGCCATGTCGGCAACAGCATCGATCTGGATTTCTCCCTTGGCGAGCAGCACACCGCTGACCTTGGCGCTGGTCTATACGAGCTGTCGATCGACGGTGACAACGCCCGCATTGCCGTCGGCGCGGGCGCTGTCGCGACGCAGGCCAATGGCAAATTCTGGTTCGACGGTCGCGTAGGCATGATCTTCGTTCGCGAGGGACAGCGCATCTCCGTTCTGGCCGCAATTTAAGGGATCGCCTAATGAGTTTCTTTCCCGCCAATCGCGGCATGTCGATCACTGCCCTGCTCAAGGCGGGGCTTACCCATACGCCGGAATATTACGTCAAAAGCAGCGACAGCGATTTCACTGCCGCCTTCCTGCGCGCACTCGACAAGAAGCCCGGCGTGCCAATCCTGCTAACCGGCGACTATCCGACCAAGCTCACCGGAATTGACAAGATCACCGATCAGGACGTGCACCTGATCGGCACCGGCAACCTCGTGCAATCGCCGGGGTTTGCAGCGCTGACAGTCGAGCGCACCGCTGGAACGCCAATCGCGGTGAATACCGTCGACCTAAGTTCCGTCGTCGTCCTGAGCGACAGCGCCACGGATGTCTACGGCGATCGACTGACCAAGATTCAGCCGCTTAATCCGGCGCACCTTCTCGGCATCAAGGCGGGCAACGTCTTCTCGCTGTTTTCGCAAGATTATTATCCGTGGTCGGAGCAGGCGTGGAGCGTGGGGAGCAAAGTGTTCCTTTCGAACCTGATCGAGGTACGCGGCCTGGGGCTTAATTACTCGGGCGGCAGCGCATTCGCTGACTACGATTTCGTGACTGGCCAAACGTCAGGCGCGACGATGGTAGTGCGTTCCAAATGGGGTGCCGCCAGTGGCGTCATCATCGGTACGGAAATCAGCGGCACGTTTTTAAACGGCGAAAACCTGCTGGTCGGCGGATCGGTGAAGGCCGTAGCAGCCTCCACCGCCTACATCCTGACGAACGCCAAGCTTTACTATAATTTCGTCACCAGCCCAATGATCGCTAAGATGCCCGATGCGGCGTTCACGTGGGACGGCATCGGCGTGAAGGCGTTCGGCAATCCCGATGGCGTTCTTGGCGCTGCAGCACGTGTTCCTGCGGTCGACCTGTTCGGCGTCAAATCGCCCTTCATCCGCGCCACGGTCCATTCCGCCTACAGCCGGGCATTTCAGTCGAACAGCAGCTGGTGCGGCTATTTCGAGGTCGACGTGCTTTCCCTGCCCAACGATGCCGGAACGGAGAAAGCCTATGGCTACGGCGTCGAACTGATTGCCGCCGACACCAATTCCTATGTCAAGGTTTTCGCCCGCAACTGCCGCCATCCGGAGACGACGAACACCTATCCGAACAGTGCTTTCGCGTTCTCGTCCGTGTGGAAGCGCGGCACGGTGCAGGGCGGCACCGTAACAGGCAAGGCGGTCAACACCTGGTCGGCGGCATTCGATACGCATGAAGGCTGTATCGACATGACCTTCACGGATATCGACGTGCACTTCCCCTCGCATGGCAAGCGGGTAACTACTCAATCGGTCGGCTTACAAAACCGTGGCATCAACACGACCATCAAGAACTTCCGCATCAACGGCGCAGTGATCGGAGTTTATGAGGCGAATAAAGGGCTGACCGCAGGTTTCGCTTCGGGAATCCAGCCGGTCACCAACTATCAAGACGGGCTGATTACGGGCTTCGGTCTTTATGGGCTGCTGGACGACAGCATCATTGGGGCCATCGGCCCGAAAGTCGTTCTCGACAATCTGCGATTCCGCAGTGACGGGCTTTTCACCGCATCGCCATGGTCGAGCAACCAAATCTGCGTCTTCATCAGCTCCCCGGCGGAGTATGAATTGCACAACTGCAAGTTCCGTGATGCCCGTGACGCCATGATCCGCGTCGGCGCAGGGGCTAGTAAGGTGCTGATCGACGGCGGCGTGTTCGATCACCGGAACACACCTGCGGGCGTGACTTCGAGCAACATCAGGCTCGACAACGCGGGAACGCAGTTGACGATCGCGGGGAAACCCAAAATCCTGAGTGGGTCGGCTACACCGAACAGTCAGCCTCCGGCGCTGGTTCGCTATGCAGGCAGTGCGGGCGTTCCATCTATCACAATTCATGAAGACCCGATCGTTGTTGGCCGGACTGCGGCGATGCCGCTCATCAGCAATACGTCAACCGCGACCACTGCGACCCTGTCACCAAGCCGTGGCCGGAAGCTGAAGGCGAAGCTGACATTCAATCCGCCTAGCATCGCTGCCGGAGCGAGCCTGACGATTGCCATCGGCTATGCGCAGTTTATCGGATACATCAGCGCTGCCGGTACGATGACCGTGACCAGCGCCAGCGGACGGCCTCTGGAAGTAGGCGTGCCTATTGTCGGACCCGGCGTCCCGGCAGGTATCAGCATTTCGGCGCTGGGTAGCGGCACCGGGGGCGCAGGGACTTACACGGTCAGCCCCGCTCCCGGCGTGAACGTCGGCGCGTCCGGTGCGCAGATCAACATGCAGGCGAACCCGAATATCGCGGGGTTATTGCTGTCGGAGGCTTCGGAATATCGAACCACGGCGCATTTTTCAGGCGACCTTGGCGGGCTGACTATCGCGCAGGCGTGGGTATCCGCCGATGCGACGATCAGCGTGAGGTTCACCAATCCGACAGGCGCGGCGATCGATGCGGCACAAGGCGTGTTGACGGCCGATACGGAAAGAGTGGACTTCTGAAGCCTCCTTTTTATTGCTAGACCTACGCATGGTGCACTAGAAGTTGTCGCATTCCAAGTCGCCCTGTAGATTAAGCTTAGGCCAAATTCAGCGGCGGATCCCCCTTTCCTATGATCTATGCCGCCAACTTTTCGAATGCATCGCATATAGGCTTTGGACAGAACTGAGGCAGATTCTTTATTACATGCCGAACGGCTAAAGCAGGAAGTTTTCCTTTATCACTCCTCACATAACTCTTAAGCGTTGGAAAATGCAGAAGAAGCAAATCCTCGATCTCGTGACATTTCGTCCTGCAAAAGGCCTCGTCAACCTGTAGAGTAAATCCACCATGAAATTCAACCGGAACTCTACCCATGAGGCTTTCGGATGGGTACATGAGCGAATTCTGTACGGCATCAGCAACCGACTGAAGATCGCCTAAATCAGCGGTACTGAGTCCCATGAAGGTGAGATCGATTCCTGGAAGTCGTTCATCCTTATGAAGCAATAATGCTCCAATGAGGAGTGGGTTCAACACAAGGTTCTCGATCCCGTAATGCCCTCCATGATCTAGTACAGCGACACGCTCTCCTCTAAGGTCATTCGATAAATCCCAATCAACTAAGCCCCAAACCGTTTGGCTACCGTTTTCATGAAATTTATTCACTAGCTCAACGACCTTTTGACACCCTCCGTTTGTTTCATGCCCAAGCCTATCTAAGATGCCTGTGCTCAAAAATGTTAGCGAGTGCGGCAAAAGGAGCTGCCCCTTCAATCGATCTAAAATTACTCCATACAATTCCACGTCCGTGTTACTTTCAACGAAAATTTGTCTTTGGCCGGAGTATTCGATAGAAAGCGTCGGAACACCTACTGTTAGCCTATTCAGAGCATCTTGTTTCTTCACAGGCTTTGGTCGAATTTCGCCGTGCACGAGTTCGAAGATTGAGTCTTCTGGTGCCAACGCCACTGTTACAGGTGAATGGGTTGTCAAAAGACAGCATATACCAAGGCGATCAACTACTTCCGCTTGAATACCTGACAACCACCGTTGTAGCATCTCGGGATGCAGGGAGCTATCCATCTCATCCAACAACAATACTTTCGGATAAACAAAATTGTGGCGCACAGGGTCGTAGTTCGCAATAGAAAGTGCAAAGCTACATAGAACTTGTTCGCCTGAAGAAAGTTGTTGAAAACTAAGAGGCGCGCGCGAACCGACGCGTCTCAGCATCCATTGGAGCTGGGACTGTGCATGCTCAGGAGGATCAGGTGGGATTACCTCGTAATTAAGACCGAAAGACTGGATTACTCGGGTAATTTCTATCCAAGGTGGTGGCCCATACCGTTTAGCAAATTGGTCGGGTTCTAATGCCAAATTCGTGCCATTCCTTCGATCGCGTGCGGCTTGGATGTCATTCCGGAACTCAGCGTCCATGTAACTCATCAGCAAGTTGGATATATTCAACTCAAAAACGCGTTCAGTCTCCAGTTCTACAAATCCAGGACTATCCCAGATGTTCGGATCGTAAGGATCCAAACCCCTTGCAATGCATTCCTTAAGCTTTGCGAAGAACGTTATCGAGTGATGATCCCAACTTTGCGGGTCATAGTTATCTGTAAAAAATGTCGTGTCGAACTCGTCAAATACCGCCTTTGCTTTTTCAAATCGCTCACTCTTATCATTAATTGCATAATCCTCGACAAAAGCAGCAAATCCACGTCTCCACACGCTGTTTTCACGATTCTGTAAGTCATTGAGATGAACGCCAACAGCATCTGCAAGCCGATTAGAATAACTATAAAAAAGCGCCTCATGCGTTGACTTTAACTGCCGAGAAACAGAACCCGGATCTGGTAAATTCCCAAACCGTGTTGCTGCGGGCGCCATCGAGTGGCCGACCGGCCTTTCTCGACTTAGAAGAACGATTTGATCCGAACTGACATATCCATCCACATCAGTTGCCACATCTCCGCCAGCTATGGCAGCAAGTAACTGCGATTTTCCAACTCCATTTGGGCCAACCAAGATGCTGAGAGGGGCTAATGTCGTAGGTTCGAACGAAGTCACGATTCCGCAGGGATTACGATTGGTGATTATCATGGTGTTCCCTGCTAGCTTGTACATACTTTATACGTCGCGCTGCTGCTGCCAGAATGGCGCTCAACATGGAGCTACTTAGGATCTCCGATCACTCAGGCGGTTAACGGGTGCCGAAAGGCTTCAAGCTCCACCTCTAGCAGGCTTTTCTGGTGGCGTGGCATTATCGTCATCATTCTAATCGGAATATCCATTCCTAAGTCGAAGGTCGCGTACAGACTAAGCCCCGGCCCTCTTAAAATAGTGCGGTCCATGTTCTCCGACTGCAGTTTCATATTCAACGCCGCGAAACATTGGAGTCTGTAAATGCCAGACTGAGTGTGGAGGCCCAACATGGCCACTCCGAAGTGCCCTTTATCAGGCAGTATTGCTTCCAACGTCGCCGCTGCGCAAGCAATCCAAGCCTTGTCACGTAAACGAAGGTCAGCGCCGATATGAGAGTGATCTTTGGCCGCTTCATGGCTCTTCATTCCATCCATGACACGCATCACCATCTCGAATGTGAATGGCATATCATATTGACGTCGATGCTGGAACGACACCTTACTTTTAACGTCCTGTGCCGCGTTAAACAGGCAAGCGTTGGTATAAGCGTTTAGGCTCTGGCTAGTCTCATGGTCAGAAGTTTTCCTTCCTTCGGCCCGCAACCGACCCAACAAGCGGAGCAAGTCGCGCGGACTGGCTCCTATCTCGGCAAGTTGCCTCACGATGCCGCCGGTGAGTGTAGCGCACGCGGCCAGCTTTCTATGCTGAAGCGCATTCACTTGGTCGGCGTGATACTCACACCAGACATCTTCGCCATCGACGATGGAGAGTCCGACGATATGGTCAACGTCATCGAACATAAAACTATAGCTTTCCGAAAAGGAGCAACCCGTAAGTGGCTGACCAAGCTGCCATCGCCTGAGCCATCCTTTCATTTGACGTAAATTACCGTCACGCTTGTGTTCAAAGGATTTGCCGCCGGCTTTCATATACATCAAGATCGCGCAGCGGTTTGCAACCCATACAACGTCCGCAGGCTCTAGGCTGCCGTTATACCTATCAGGGCAGAACAGCGCAGCGGCTCCAAGCAAGTGCGAAGAAAACGCGTGTACGATTTCCTCTTGTAGGGAGTCGAAATGAGGCTTAAAGTCGCGCTTTCCGCCGCTTCGGCTATCATATTTACTCAAATAATTTTCCTTATTGGTACAGATTCTAGCGACAATTTACATGCGTCGTTGGTGTTTACTTAGAGCCGGTCAGGTTTTCGCTCCACTGGCGCTATTCAGCTTGCGCGAGCACATCCTTCGAGATCCATAGCGCAATAGCAGCCACTTTGGACGTCCTGTGTCCAGTCTCCTTATTCATCTGGACGTATAAGAGACATATTGCACAAGCGAAGCGGTCAGCGGATGAGATGCATAATCACCGCATCAAGGAGCCTCTGGCGATCTTCAGCGCTCAGCCCGAGCAGCTCTCGCATGGGATAGCGAACTTCCTTGCTATTCACGGACGGCCGATCCGAGAGGCCTTCCTGATGAATCTCCGCCACCGCCGCGACTCGGCCAGCAAAGCCCGCCCAAGCTTCGGCGCCGCTTGCTCCAGAGCGTAAGAACACAGCGCCCTGCAGACGCCGAAACATCGCGCGCTGGCGGATCGTGGATCGGCGGCGCAGCTTGCCCGCCGACTTGTTCTGATCCTCGGCCCGCACTCCTAGCCAATGGGTGATCTTGTCCCAGAAGAAGCTGCGCATGCCGCCCGCCTCTATGTCGTAGCCGGTGAGCAACGGGCCTTCGCGCACCCAGCTCTTCATGAACACCGCGCGTGGCGCGCCACCGCTTGGGTACAAGAATCGCACGGCGTACGGCCCTTCCGATTGAGGCTGTCGCTTTTTGCGCGGCACGAAGGACGAACCATCCGGGTTCTTCTGCGCGGCAATGCGCGCCGATTGTTCGCGCCGGATATCGCGCGCGACCTTCCGCAGGAGCGTGCGCCGGCCACTGCTGTCGAGACCTTTGAGGACGCCGCCGACGAAGCCTTCCAGCTCGGCAAGCTCGCCCGCGCCGGTCATGGCGTGGCGTCGGGATAGCCGACCAGCAATGCTCCATCGGCGTAGATGCGCTTCAGCAAGGTGATGGGATCAACACCATCCAGCGGTTCGGTGCCGGTGATGGGCAGCTCGTCCCGGATCGTCATGTCATAGCCGGTGCCGTCCTCGCGCGGCTGCACGTCCACGGCCTCGGTCAGATCAATCTGCAATTCGATATCCACCATGCCGTTATCCAGCGCATCGACCACAAAGTTGATCGCCTGTGCACCGGTATCGTGGTTGAGCAGCAATTCGGGCTGATTAACGCGCAGCCACAGTAGAACGGGCAAGAACAGGCTTTCGGGTGCCTGGGCATAGTCGAAGACGGTCATCACAAGCCGGTACCGATATTCCCAGCCAAGGTTCGGGCCGTGGCGCATCGCAAGCTTGCCGTTGGCGGCATGGATCGTGAGCAGCTCCGGCGATCGAGCGATTTCGGGAAGCGCCGCCGTCACGAACGCCCGCAGGCTATCGAGCTTCTTCATTGCATCAATCCCAGAGTTGTACAATCTTTCGTTCCTGCACCGGCGCGGTCGTCAGGCGCGGCAGCACGACTTCTCTGCCTTCAGGCAACACGGCCCCGACGCCTGCAATGTCGCGATTGAGTTCAAGCACCTGTTCGACGGTGCCCGAGCCAGCGCCGAGAATACGCCAGGCGAGCGCATCGAGCGTTTCGCCCTGATGCACGTTCGCCGTCATCGTGTCGGATGCCATCAGATCAGCTCGACCGCCGTGCGGTTCACGCCGCGAATGTCGCGAATGGCATGGATGGCGTTGCGGCGATGATCGTCAGGCGTCTCGGCCTGCGTCTCGGCGCGGGCCTTGCCATCGGCGGCGGCCGTCACGTCGCGGTGCGTTTCGATCAGATCGGCAGCGGCATAGGCAAACACCGCCCGCTGCCACAGATGAAGGTTGCGCTTCGTGCCGCCGATCGCAGGCGATGGCACGTCGGCGAGCGACGCATAGCCCAGCACGTCCTGAAAGGTGCGCCATGTGGCAAGTTCGCCGTCAACTGTGATGACCGCGCCGAGCAAGGCTTGCCGAATGCGGGCGTCCACAATCGCCTGCCCCCCGACCCGCATAGAATCGCGGAACACGTTGATGTCGATGTCGGGCCAGAACGGGCCGCATGCGATCTCTGCCCCTGCAGGCGAGGCGGGCGGCGGAGGCGACGATACGAAGCCGGTCATGGCAGGATCCTCAGAATGAAGTGGGGGGTGGGGATCAGGGCAATGGACTGACGAAAGTTGAGGTTCGTTCCCTTCACCGCCCCCCGGCGCCGGTGGGCGAGCTTATGAAGCGTGGTCGGCAGCATCTTCCGGCGGCGCTTTGTTCAGCAGAGCCGTCAGTTTTTCGATGTCCTTTTTGACGCCAACCTTGGAATCGAGGGAAAGCGCACGCTGGAAATGGGCGAGTGCCTGCCTGCGGGCAGCAGTGGGACCGCCTGCGGGTCCGTCACCCTTTTCCTCGGCCGCAGTGGCCACGCGCAGAAGCTGCAGCGCGATGGCCTTGTTGAGCTTAGCCCGCACCTGGTCGGGCATGTCATAGCCCTCGGTAAGGCCGAGAGCGCGTTGCAGGACATCAAGCGGGAAATCGGTGTCGATCCGGAACGCGGCGAACGCGCCTTCCGCCACTTCTTCGGCGATCATCGTGGCGGCGGTGCGCTTGAAACGATCGGGCAGCGTCAGGCGATAGCGCAGGACGTGTTCGGCGAGCAGCAACGCATAGTCCCATGCGCCGATGTCGAAGTTCCAGATCATCATCGTGACAAGGATTTCGTCCTGCACCGCCTTGCCGGTCGCATCGGCGGCGTGGAGCGCGCCCGCGACGTGATCGGCATAGCTGGCGACCATCGCGCGCTTCGCCTCGATCTTCAGTTCCTGTGACTGAATGTCGGAGAGTTGGCGCATATCGTTGCCGAGCTGTTGCATTATCAACTCATATTCGGTGGCTTCCGCCCCCGTTTCCGGGCGCGGAGCTGCGATGCCTTCGCTATCCGACTTCTCGGCGGCAAGGCGGGCCAATGTTTCGATGCGGTGGCGGGCAGCGGGACTTAGCATGCGGATGTCCTTGTGAGGCTATGGAAACGAATGAGGCCAGCAGGAGACGCGGTTTCGCTCGCTGCTGGCCCCCTCCCCCCGGACCTTAAGCCTTAAATTCGATGTTCTCGATCAGGCAGGAAAAGTCGTGATCCTCAATCACGTAGGCGTCATTGCTGGACTGATAGTCCTCGATCCGGTCACGCTCTGGCACGTCCTTGATGTGGCGGCGGCGCTTGCCCTCCTGCTCGTAGATTGAGAGGTTATCGAGTCGGGTGATGAACACCTTGCCCAGCGGGAAGTAAGGCACGCGCTGGGCAGGCAGGTTGCCAAGGCGCTTGGATGACATGATGACGTCGCGGGCAATCTGCTCGGTAGGATCGATAGATTCGTTCATAAGCGGGAAGTATTTGTCATGCAGCAGATCGCGCGAGACGATCGCCACCAGCTCGGTATCCTCCGCCGCCCACACCGGCAGCAGCTCGTTGACGCAGTCGTACACCAACGCATCCAGCGTGGCATAGTCGCCGCCTGGGCCGTAAGTGACCTTGCCCGCTACCTTCGTGCCTGCGGTCATCACCTGCGCGGGTTTCTGGGTGCGCATCTTCTGCAGCCAGCCAATGTTGACGTCCTGCAGGTTTGGGTTGTTTGTGGCGTTAGTGGTAGCAGCGGCGCTGGTGCCGTTGAAGCCAATGCGGATATTGTCGAGGGCCTGCGCACGAACGATGGCGTTCTGAATGCGGGTCTGGAAGTCGGGAAACTTCGCCCACATGTCGATTTTGCCATAACGCAGATGCGTATCGTAGTTAGTCTGGAAGCACTCGTAACCAAAGGAATCGAGGCCGCTGGGGTCTTTGGTCTGACGAGTGCCAGTCCCGGACGTGTCGGTGCGCGAGGCGATCGGGTTGCCGACAGAGAGGCCGAGCGTCTCGCCCTTCATCTCAGGCACCTGAACGATGTTAATGCTTTGCAGGAAAGCGCTGGTGTCCTGCTTCTTGTCGATCAGCTTCTGCTGAACCGAAGGTTCCACGGCAAACTTCTGGGTCGCATCTTCCGCACCGTTCAACGACGCGATCTGCTCGATGAAGCGGTTGAAGAGCTTGCGGGTGTCGTTACGCATGTTGGTTAGGCTCCTGCCTGAAAATCGGATGTGTGGGTTAGCGGACGCGGATCAGGTCAGCATTCGGCCATCACGACACCGTCGCCGCCGGTGGCGGGGCGGCGCGCGGTGTAACCATGCTGCGGGGTCTTCTCGAAGTCCTTCTTGAGCGCGCCGAGGTCAGTCGCCAGCTTGGTCACTTGAGCGTTGGTGGCATTGGCGGTCACTTCCATGGCGTTCGCCAGCTGGGTCATGCCCTCGCCGAATTGAGCCGCGAAGGCCGCGAAATCGGAAGTGGGTGCATCGTCCATTACAGGCGGCACAATGACAACAGGCGGCACTGGGTCGGCCTTAGGCACGCTAAAGCCTTCGAAGAACTTGCGCATCCCGGCGAAAAGGCCGGTAAGATCGTCCTTTGCCTCGCCTTCCTCGAAAGCAATCTCGATTTCCTCGACAGTGCGCAGATTGTCCTTACGCTTGTCGTCGCGGCTGAACTGCAGCATTTCGGTGCCGAGCGAGGCCGGGCTGTCGGTCAGGGCTAGGCCAACGACATAGGCCTTGTTGCTGGCGGCGAAATTCGGGACGATCTCGATGCTGCTGAACAGCTTCTGCCCGTCCTTGTTCATTTTCTTGGCCTGATCGTTCACGTCGAAGCTGGCGAACAGAGCGAGCTTCTTTTCAGTCTTCCCGCCGATGTTCAGCTCGACTTCCTCGGCCTTCATCTCGGCAATCGCGCCATAGCTATTGAAGGGCGGCGTCGGCGAATAGCCGCGCAGATGCTCGCAATTGATCGTCGCGGTGTAGGTGGCCGGATTGTAGGCGTCCGCTGCCTGCTGAATGTGGCTGCGCTCGATCACGCGACCGTCAACGGTCGGACCTTCGACGGCAACACGGAAAAATTTGGTCTTTGCCATGGTGGCTCCCTTGGGGGTTCGGACTAGCAGCGGATTACCTGCGCATTGGCCCGCCAAAGGGGGTTCAGGGCAACGCGCCGCATTTGTGATGACGCGCATTACAAACGGGACGCGGCGAACAGGACGCGCGGGTGCGTCAGTGTCCGGCGACCATGCCGCGCAAGGATATCGACACGACAACGGCCCTGATGCCGATCTTCGGGAGCATTCCCTTCGATGCACGGCGGATCGCGCGCGGCTATTATTGGCGGGGCTGGGGCGTCAGCGAGATTGCCGACGAAATAAAGCTCAAGCGGACTACGGTTCAGAGCTGGAAAGATCGCGACAATTGGGACGATGATCCCGTCATCCGCCGGATCGAGGACCATCTCGATATGCGGCTCAACTGCCTGATCTACAAAGAGCAGAAATCCGGCAGCGACTTCAAGGAAATCGACCTGCTGACCCGGCAGATCGAGCGCCTAGCCCGCGTGCGCCGCTATGAGGCTCCGGGCGGCCATGAGGGCGATCTCAATGAGAAGGTCGCCAATCGCAACGCTGGGCCTAAGAAGAAGACGCCCAAGAACCTGCTGACGGTCGCGGACGCGGCGGCGCTGGAAGCCGCGATGGTGGACGGCATGTTCGGCCATCAGGAGACCTGGTGGAAGAATGTCAGCCGCCGCACGCGATTCCTGCTCAAATCCCGTCAGATCGGCGCGACCTTCTATTTCGCCCGCGAAGCGCTCGTCCACGGCCTGAAGACGGGCAACAATCAGATTTTCCTGTCCGCCTCGCGCGCGCAGGCCAATATCTTCCGGCAATACATCCTCGAATTCGTTTTTGAGGTCACTGGCAAGCGCCTGACGGGCGAGCAGCTGGTTATCGAGCGCGGGGAGGATCCTGACGGGCAACAGCTCGCGCCCTTCACCATGTATTTCCTTGGCACCAACTATCGCACGGCGCAGGGATATCATGGCGACGTCTATATCGATGAAGCATTCTGGATATTCGGCTTTGAAGAGCTGAATAAGGTCGCGTCGGCCATCGCCACGCAAAAGCGCTACCGCAAAACCTATTTTTCGACGCCGTCCACCATTGCACATGAAGCGCATCCGATGTGGACGGGCGAGCGCTTCAACAAGCGCCGGTCCAAGGAAAACCGGGTCAAGATCGATGTCAGCAACGCGGCGCTGAAGCACGGCGTCCTTGGGCCTGACGGCATCTGGCGGCACGTCGTCACGATTGAGGACGCGATCGAAGGCGGCTACGACCTTGCCGATGTCGAGGAGCTGCGGCTCGAATATTCGGTCGATGAATTCGACAACCTCTTTCTTTGCCAGTTTATCGACGACAGCGCATCGAGCTTCCCGATGGCGCTGCTCAAGCCGTGCACGGTCGACAGCTTCGCGACGTGGCGGGACTTCCAGCCCTACGCACTGCGGCCCTTCGGCAATGGCGAAGTCTGGATCGGCTATGATCCGGCAGAGAGCGAGGACGGTGACAACGCAAGCTGCGTAGTTGTCGCGCCTCCGGAGAATGCCAAGGGCAAGTTCCGCGTGCTGGAGAAACACCAGTGGAAGGGCATGGATTTCGAGGCGCAGGCCGCGCAGATCAATAGGCTCCGGCAGAAGTATCGCGTGACGGAAATTGCCATCGACGGCACCGGCATGGGCGCGGCGGTGCATCAGCTCGTGAAGAAGTTCTTCCCGCGCGCGCGCCGGATCGATTATTCGCCGCTGGTGAAGACCCAGATGGTGCTGAAGGCCAAAAACGTCTTCGCCAAGCGCCGTATCGAGTTCGACGCCGGTTGGAGCGATCTCGCCGCCGCGCTCATGTCGATCCATCCGCAGCTTACCAAGGGCCAGAAGATGCTGACCTATGTCGCGCGCCGCTCGGCCGAGACGGGCCATGGCGATCTCGCCTGGGCGCTGCTGCATGCGATCTATTGCGAACCCATGGACGCCAGCGACGGCGCGCCGACCCAATCCAGCGTGGAGTTTTTTGGATGACCGACCAAACCCAATCCGTGGCCGTTGTCGAGAGCAGCACGGCGGACCTTGCCCAGGGTAAGGCCATCGCCTTCAGCTTCGGCGACGCGGTCAGCGTCATCGATCGGCACGAGCTGCTGAACTACATCGAGTGTTGGCACAATGGCCGCTATTATGATCCGCCGGTGCCGCTCAAATCACTGGCGCGGATATTCCGGGTGTCGCCGCACCATAGCAGCGCCATTTACGTGAAGCGCAACCTGTTGCTCCGGAATTTCGTGCCCTCGCCCCAGCTCGATCGCAACAATTTCGGCCGTTTCGCGCTCGACTATCTGACGATGGGCAATGCCTATCTGGAAGGCGTACCGAATATGCGCGGCCAGATCATGACGCTCAAGCATTCGCTGGCGCTGAACACGCGACGCGGCCTGAAGGACGGGCAGTTCTTCTTTTTGAACGGCTTCGGGCAGGAGCATGAATTCGAAAACGGGCGCGTATGCCACTTGATGGAACCCGATGTCTCTCAAGAGATTTATGGCCTACCCGAATATCTGGCGGCGATGCAGTCGGGTTTTCTCAATGAAGCCGCCACGCTCTTCCGCCGCCGCTATTATCTCAATGGGTCGCACGCGGGCTTCATTCTGTACCTGTCAGAAGCGACGATGAACGATCAGGACGTGGACGGCATCCGCAATGCCCTGCGCGAGAGCAAGGGCGTCGGCAATTTCCGCAATCTGTTCATCAACGCGCCAAACGGTAAGAAGGACGGCGTCCAGATCATCCCGGTAGGCGAAGCCGCAGCGAAGGATGAGTTCCTCGGCATCAAGAACACGACACGCGACGATATCTTGGCCTCGCATCGCGTCCCGCCCCAGATGCTCGGCGTGGTGCCGACAAACAGCGGCGGCTTTGGCGATGTCGGCAAGGCGTCCGACGTGTTCTACCCCAATGAAATCGAGCCGATCCAGATGCGCATGCTCGAGGTCAATGATTTCTTCGGCTTCGAAGCCGTCAAGTTCGATCCTTATCAGCCGGTGAGCGCACCGTCCAACTGACACCCGCGACCAGGCGGGAGGTAGAGCGCTGCAACGCTCCACCCCGGCAAATCTCCTGTACCGAACAGGATACTATATGATGTGCCAAGTTACCGTTGGATCATCATAGAAATCGGGAAAAACATTACTCACCTCTATCTGATTTATAAATGCGCTTCTTATAGAAAGGTCCGAAATGGAGCTACTCGCAAATGTACTAACCAATGCATCTACATTTTTTACCAAAGTCGATCCATTATCGAAATTCAATTTGATATTGACCTCGACTTCCCACATCGATCCATCGGGATCGGAGTCTAGCAGCTCACCGGTTTCATCTTTTATGTAGATATCTGCCCCAATATAAGTTTGCTGCGTTTCAATATAAGCGCCGATTGACCCCGTATTATTGGGGTTAAATATAATCGTGTCATTTCCACCGTCTGGGCCGAAGTAAAAGTAAAAAAAGCCAGCGTCATTTAAATCGGCCGTGTCGTTTCCTTCACCCATGTCGATGAAGTATTGCTCTGTCCAGACGCTTCCGTACACATCCAGTCGATCGTTTCCTTGGCCCGTAAAAATCTGATTTCCAGCTCGAACAGAAACTATATCATCGCCGCTGCCGCTATCCACATATATAACGTCCGTGACAGAAATTGTGTCGTCGCCGCCATCGCCATACACTTCGCCACCTCCCGAAATGATAAGATCAGCGCCTTCGCCACCATATATGTAGTTCGTCCCGGATCCACCGTCGAATATATCGTCCCCACCATCACCGAATAGATCATCGTTGCCGTCACCGCCGATCAATTCATCCGCGCCATCACCTCCGAACAAGAAGTCGTCGCCATCGCCGCCATTTAGAACATCAGCCTGCTCACCGCCATTAACAGTGTCATTGCCTGCGCCCGCCACTATATATGCACCATTTACATACGGGTTTGCTCCAGTGAGTATGCCGATATGGCTATCGTAATTTGTAAATTCTCCGAATGACGAACCATAGATTATATCTTTACCTTCAAAGGTGTAATCCACAGCTCCAGATTGGATGATATCGTTTATCATATCGGCTGCGCCGTTCACAATCCCCGCGAAGGCGCCCGCGCCCGCCGCTATGAGTGCCGCAGTGGTAGCATAAATATAATCGGGCTGAGCATAGGATGCATAATCATTTTGGGTGTACACATTGCCAATTGCACCATCCTTCAAGACTTGCTTATCGCTATCCGTAAAAATTATATTTACTTTTTGTCCAATATTATACGGATCGAAAGTCAGTTTAAATAGTTCGTTGATTGGCTGAATAAATTCGCTTTCATCTAAAGTATGAAAGTCAAAATTGTCGTCAAAAGGAAGCACCACCCCGTCTTCTACTGAGAGATTGCCAGCGCTATCCCAGACTAAGGTAGTTTGCTCACCCAACTTAAAAGATGTTTCACCCCATATGAACGCCCGCTCAGCGAAATCACCGGAAGTTTGATCTGTACTATAGTGGCTGACTACGAAAGTTGCAGACTTCTTTTGAATGTCTGTTTGCAAAAGTTCGCCCAAAGTAATTCTCGTGGTGCCATTTGCGTCAGTTATGCCCTGACGCGCGATATCCCCATCAAAAAACTCGTGTATGACTTGCGCATCGGCAAGTTTTGCAAAGCGACCGACCGTGCTCATATAGCTCGATGCATTCACAGCCACAGTAATTTCACTCACTACGCCGGGTGGCACATATCTTAACCGATCGTCAGGCAAAGCTGGCTTGTCCATTACACCGTGAAGGTACAGGTTAAGCATATTTTCTATCGTCACAGCTTCCACCATTTTATTCTCCAATCCTGACCGTTTCGGACAACTTGCTCACCATCTCTCCACAATGATTTATCTCAGCGATCGTCTTGTAACGGAGGTTGTGGGGGTTGCCCTTTTCAAAGCGCTTGTCATATGGAGCCAGCGCTACGAAGGTGTATGCCACTCGTTTACGTTGTGACGTAAAGACCCGCCTATAGCTATTAGGTCTGCCAGCATGAGTTAGTGTGCAACATCCGGTTGACACCAATTGAGCAACATCGGATTTATTCGGGCGGGCGGTCGTTTGTTGAAGCCATTGAGTCGCATTGGCTTGCGCTACGAATTGGACGTCGATCTTCTCAGGTGTGCCGTTAGGACAACGGCCACTCGAGATGACGCCGCAAGAGCTCAGCCCGCAAGCCGACAACGTCACGATCGCGCGGCGTAGTATATAGCGGTGCTGATGTGACTGCATATTCCCCCTAGATCTCGTGCCGCCAGCCTTTGACGACAGAGCACCATAAGTGCCTCTACCGCACTGACATCGCAT